GCACTTGTAACAAACCTGGAAGATTCAAACCCCTGCCCACCAAGAATTACAGAACTATCAGTAGCAATAGCCGTAATAGTTGCAGTACCTTGACCTTTTTCTGAATACTCAGTAGTAGCACCTAATGTTACATAAGCAGTTGTTACAGTATTCTGATTGGTAACCCTAATAAAAAGTTTCCCACAATTAACAATACTCTGTGCAGTAGTAGCGGAAACGGTCATAGTATCTGAACTAGCACAAGTACCAGAAGCAGCAGTAATAGCAGCTCCGGTTAAAGTAGGAGTAGTGATTTTTAATGTTCTAGCAGTCATTTTTTACCTCCTTTCCTTAACTTGCAGCTTCAGCAAGATAAAGGGTAAGTAACGCTTCAGCCTGTACCGCCTTAGCACCATAAACATAAAGACCACGAGCCGCATTGGCAAAAGTAGTCTGAAGTCTAAGAGCTTCAATGGTATTTACCTGACCAACATAAGCGATAGATTTTCCACCACCACACATTACACGATACTGAGTTAAATCAGTAGAAACGTTATTTGATTCATAAATATCAAATCCAAAAGCTTTAGTAACCCATCCATTAATTAATTGAGAATCAGTAGGAACTTTAGGAACGGCATTATATGCAATGCCACCGACCTCAGCAAGTACAAGTTTCTGAGTAAGCCATGGAGGAATTACAATCCAACGTCCAGTCTTAGGCACTTTAGCTTCGTCAAGATACCTACCAGCGTAAGATAAAGTTTCAATCACATTACCAGAACTTACGGAAAGTGAAGATGCACTAGAACCGATATACGTTGTGGTAGAAGGAGTCGCACCTGCCTGACCATAAAGACCAGCAATAAACTGATCGATAGTATCAGCTACAGCGTAAGCGGCCTCATCCATCGCACCATCCATAAGCTTAGGATTGGTCTGTGCATTATTAATATCATCAATCTTAAAATGAAACTCAGTAGCCTGGTCAACAAGTAAGGTTTTTTGTGCACTATCAAGTTCAGAATAAGTTAATGTCGCACCTTTAGTATAAGCTGTAGCAGTAACAGGCCCAAGTTCGTTAATATGAATCTGATCGCCATAATTAAGTAACTCACCTTCATATTCTCGATTAGTAATATTACCAAAAACTAGAGACTTTCGGAGCCTGACATAAAGCCTAGAACTCCATAACTCAGGAATAAAATTCTCAACACCCATAGTAATTCTCCTTTAATTTTTTCTTTTCAATCAGGAACTAGATTATCAATTTCTCCGGTTTCAGCCATGCGATTTCGCTCGGTTAAAGGGAGCTTCCTAAACTCACTGAAAGTCATTTTACCATCATTTTCTTTTTTACCGCTCTTCGGTTTACCAGCACTAGAAATCATTGCGTCATTAAGAGCCTTTTCATTTGCCTTTTTTACATAATCCTTAAACCTACTTGCATATAAACCGAATTGCTCTGCTGAATCAAAAGATAATCCTTCTACAAATCCAGGATCAATCCCTTCTTTATATGCAATCTCATTAATCTTAGAAAGCTTTTTATCATTCTCATATTTCTCTTCAAGTTCGCGCATTCTCTGAGCCTGCTCCTTTAACATTTTCTGTTCAGGAGTATCGTCCTTATTAAGATCAGCTAGCTTTTCATTAACCTTCCTGGCAATCTCAGCTTCAATCTCTTTCTTCTTTTTTTCGTCATGAGAATTGATTGATTTACTAGCATAGCTATCCAGGACAGGTTGTAATAGTAATTTACCTTCAGAAGTTTCTAAATAACCCTTCACAACATCTTGACTTAAAGGTTTATCAATAGAAATTGAAGCTACAAATTCTACTACGGAAGCATCTTCTTTATGAGACTCTAAAAAAGCTTTCACATCTTCTAACGTGATTTCCATTATTTCTTTCCTTTTGCACTCGTAAGTTTTTTAGTCCCTACAATTGCTTTTTTGTTTTCTATTTTTTCAGATACTGCTTTTGGTGGCCTTCCTCGACCACGTTTTGCAATCTCTGGAACCGAGGGTTTGATTTTTTTAGTAGTCTCCTTTTTAGTAACTACTGATTTCACTTCTTCCTTTTTCTGTAATGCTTTTGGCTGTGGAACTTGTACAATAGTCTTTTCAGCAGTAACCTTGTGTAAAGATTCCTGCCTTCGAGCCCGAGCGGCCAATTTCATTGGCATTGTACTATTCACTGTTTTCTCCTTCTATTTTCAACAATAAAAAAGACGGCCTAAAATCCCTATTACCAGGATTTCGCCGTCTTACCGTATTCGGTTCAGACTCAATTAACGCTTACATAGTATATTATAACCTATTTTCAAGAAAATGTATAGTACCTTGTTTTTATCTAGTAACCCCCTATATTTTCTTCATAACGAAGTGCTCATGATCCATAGAAGTCTTTTTAACATCTACTACTTGATTATTATTAACTATAAAACTTATACTTATTTCACCCCATTGTTTATCTTTCAATTCCTTTTTTAACCAATCAAAATATGTCTCGATACTAGTCCCTGTTGTACAAACTATCATTTTGTATCCTTCAATATTATTTCTTTCATCCTAGTATATGCCTCTTGTAATTGACTTCTAATAACCGTTTGAGCATTTTCTATCTCATTCTTTTTACTTACTACTATTTGCTCTTGTTCCCTTAACAAACCAATCTCTAAAATACTACTATTCAATTTCTTTTCCAATGTAATTATTTTATCTACTTGTTTAGATAACTTATCGTTCATTTCTTTTTACCCTTCTTCTTTTTTGATTTACCAGCTTTACTCATTGCTATTGCAATTGCTTGTTTTTGAGGTTTCCCAGCGTGCATTTCTGAAACTATATTTTCTGAAATTACTTTTTTACTGCAACCTTTTCGTAACATCATTTCTCTCCTTAAATATTCAAGAATTGGCTGTATTTTTTTCATTCTAGTTTGTCCATTACCAAAATGAATTTTATAGTGACAATTAGCACACAGTATCTCTAAATTTGATAAACTATTATTGCTATGATTGTGATCTTTATGATGGACCAGCAGAACAGTATAATCTTCTATTCCACACCTATTGCATTTATGGGGCAAATTTAAAAAAGCTTTGTAAAAATAATTGTATTTACCATTAGCTGTTGTATACAAACCAGAGCATTCTCTAGAGCAGAACTTACCCGCATTATATTTCGCTCTTCTTTTGAACTTTTTACCACAGAATAGACAGATAAAATCCTTTTTAGAAGATTCTGGCCTGCTGCTCTCCTTGCATTTCACAGAGCAGTATAAAGCATTTGGTCCTTTTGTAACGAATTCATTTTCACAGACAATACATTTTACCATCCTAGGTTCAAAATTATATCCACTTTTGCCTTTTTGAAAATGGACTAAGTTTTTTATTCCTGTATTAAAAGTCCCTTTTCGTAATGGCATTATTTGCTCCTTTGATATTCACCTTCTACAATAGTTTTCTCAATAATCAAAAGATTATTCCCTATTGTGGGTAATTCATAAGCCCTATTTTGAAACAATAAAGCTTGTTCCAATTTCCTTAATTCATCCATCATTGCACCTTAAACTTTTCACTTCGCACTATTGAATATATCTCTTTATCTACCCAATCAGGATGATACTTTTCTGCATATTGTTGATATGGCATATACTCAAGAATTCCTTCCTCGCGCGTCCGCATTAATTGAGGACTATATCCTTCAATTTCAAATCGTAGACTACAACGACAGTTAATCCGATTACCAGCACTTAAATTAGGATCACCTGGATATTCTGCTTTTTCGCCTCCTACATAAAATAGTCCATCTTCCCCTCTTGTCTTTCCATCTGCATGTCTATGATCATATCTAGTTTTTTCGTCCCTAGTAGCTGACCATATTTCTGTTCCAATTATTCCATTTTCTATTGCTCTTTGATATGCTAATGCTTGCCCTGCATTTATAGCTGTCATTCCTTCAGTCCGCACAATAGTTAATGCCGAGCTATATATTTTATTCATTACCTGCTTCAAATCTCTAGCCATTTGATCGAAACTTTTCCCCATTGATAATCCATTAAGTAAAGCTGACCTTATTCTTTTTTTTGCAGTAGGTCCATAATTCTTTAATGCTTCTACAAGTTCAATGTTCTTAGGATTAGTTATATCGAATATACCTAGTAATTGTTTTGTGTTTACTAATCCCCATGATAAACGTAGTTCTGTAGCATTATCTATTGCCCATGCATAATGAAAAAATGATTGATTAAATTGGCTAGGAAGTAAATGCTTTATTGTTTTTATATTCGCTTTTAATGCAGGATCAAGCTTTCTAAGTATTTGCTCTTCCATCGTACTATATTTATTGTACTTAGTCATTTCTACTTTAGTCAGTTTACCGTTTTTTGCATACTTATCATATATCTTTTTCATTTCACCATAGATAGAAGTTAGAGCATCAAGTAAAGCTTTTTGTATTTGCCTAGCATACTTCGCTTCTCTCATGAGTAAATACTTATATACTTGATCCTCTAACTTAGATAATTGCATATTATTTTATTCCAAATACTCTATTTAATTTTCCACTTCCCTTATCACTTGCATATTTTTTAGCTAAAGCTGCATCCATTCTATGCCCTTGTCTTCCAGATTTTGAGTTTCTTATTTTTGCATAATATTCTTTCGATTTCTTATTGTAGCTCCCTTTCTTTCTTCCACTACCGGGTCCACCCATATTATTCTCCTTTAATATTGAGACTGTAGAATTTACCAAAATCAAAAAAATCTTCTAACATCTACTTAAGCCTTAAAACTAGTTTGCCCAGTACGATCTTTTCTAAACGCAATACCAGAACGTTTGGCGCGTTTCATTATTCGCTTTTCACCAAATTTCACTTCGGATTCTTTGCCTTTTTTCGCAACTTTATTTTTCCCACTTGATCCTTTTCGCCTTCCACTTCCTGGTCCGCCCATGTTATGCTCCTTTATATTTTTCCTTTAATCTTTCGTATTCTCTTTTATCTTGCTCTTCTCTTATCCCTAAAACTTTACTGTATATTTTATCCAAATCAAGATCACCATATTTTTTATCAAACCCAACGGCAACTGACCTTCCAATATCATGATACATCATATTCCATATTTCAAATTCTTTTCTTTCTGGGTTCCCTCCACAAGTTATTTCTAAAGTAAATCTATATGGATCATAAATAGGCAATTTATTCTCCTTCTGAATTATTTATTTCTATATTTTCAAAATCAAAATCCGTTAATATAATATCTAAATGTAGTATTGGCAATTTTTCAATAGGGTATTCTATGTTTAATTTATTGACTAATATAGAATGCCCATTACACTTAATATCTTTTGCAATACCATTAATATCCCTTACAATTATCCATTTATCTTTTATAATATTTCTAGTATATATGGCCATTATTATTCTCCTTCTAATACTTTCATTTTCTTTAATTCTATTCTTGCCAATGTAACACAACTTAACTTTTCATCTAACCAATCACATTTTTTACAATCAAGCTTACAAGCATCAATATAATCAATATTTTTAGCTAGTCTTTTTAATTCTTCTTTACTTGGTAGCATCTTCTTTGTATCGCCTCACTCTTTCTTTAATAGGATCATCATAAAAAATACCATCAATAAATCTCTTTATTGACATCCTTACTCTAATAAATAATTTATATCCTTCTAATAATTCCCAACATCCTTTCCAATACTTCATATGCTTCTTCAAAAACAATTAATTATCCTCCTTACTATAAATCTTTCCACGCTTCATCTTCAATATCATTATCCCAAGTTTCTTTTAATGCTTCTTCAGACATTAATGAAATATCATTACTTCCCCATTCAAAATCATAATCATTTGTAAAACTTATCATTTATTCTACTCCTTCACTTTTATTTTCATCTTCCACAATAGGATTACCTTCTTCATCATATTCCGTTAAATCATTATTTTCTACACTATTACTTACTAATGCTTCTTGTTCTTTTTTCTCCTCCTCTAATTCTGCTTCAACATCAGGCACCATATCCTCTGGCATCTGTGAAACTATCATCCTTCTACTAAATCCACCACTTGATAACGTTAAAGCCAAAGTAGCATAATTATTTTTATCTAATGGTAAATTGCGCTTATGCTGAATATTGATCATTGTACCAAAATCAACTTCATTACTAAGCCTATTTAATTTAATCAATAATTCTGTTATTAATTGCCCACGTCTAATCAATGCAACGTCAAAATCTGCCTCGTCACTACTTACTAGATTCTCAAAATCAAATAATAATCTATCAATAGCGGCACCACTTAATGCTCCAGTAAGCATAGTAAAATCAGGAACATGACTTTGTAAATGTATTTCCTCTTTAAGCTTCAACGCCATATATTGTATAAATCGCGTGGGTATATCTTTTGTAAGGAACTTTACATCTGCATCTTTGTCTAATCCTTCAAATACTCTTCGACGTTTCAATTCCTTTAATGCATTATTTGATTTTATCGGATCTTTCTTATCAACAGGACTTGTTAAACTTATTTTCTTCATTATCATATAAGCAAAAGCAAACCTATCGAATTCGTTCATAGAATCAGACATTAAAACATCATAAGCATTTATAAGTGTTAATACATTTTCAACAATAGACTGTATTTCATCCCCACGATAATAAGCAATAATAGGAACATCACTATAATAATTAGGAGATTCTTCACCATCAGGTTTAAGTAACCACTTTGTTTGATTATTACTTTCTCGATACCTAATATAAGGTACCATTTTATCTTTATAATAAACTTCTACCTTATACTCATTATCTGACATCATTTTATAATATCTAATTGCCATTACTATCTTAGGTTCGGGTTCAAAATCATATAAAGCTATCATCTCTCTAGGATCAATAGTAAAAAATCTAGGTATAGCTTTCATAGATAATGTTTCTTTTGAATATTCAGAATCAATATAAAGTAATTCATAAGATAGCCCAAATATCGCTATATTCCTACCGGCTCTATTTGTTTTTATATGTTCATTATTGCTATTATATATAGCTTGAATATCATTACAAAACTTTTTCTCTACTGGATCTTCTTTTGCTTTCGGAGAAACATCATTTTCTGTATTTTCTATCTCTTTACTTGTTTTTTTTACATTAGGCTTATAAGTAATATACTTTGGCCTATATCCATATCCAGTATATGTAGTAATTATCTTTTTGGCATAGCTTACTATTACTTTATTATCAGGACTATTTTGATCTGGAATAGGTCTTAAAAGTATCTTTGTATTTTTACCTTTATAGTATTCCCATAATAGATCAAGATGAGGAACTATCTTAATCTCATGTTCTTCTATATGTTTAAGTATATCGTCACTATTCAATACTGTTTTATTCGTTTTTTGTAGTACCATTTTGTTCTTCCTTATTTTTTTGTAATACCCAAAGTATATAACTATTCAATTTATTTATTGACTCATCTAGTGTCAATTCATTTCTGATTTCTGCAACTAATCCTATAATATCTTCATAAAAATCATAATCCATTAAAATCTCTTTTTCTTAGATACTTCAGGTAATTCCCGTATTGGCATTTCCTCATCAATATCTTTAATAGGAGCTATAATTACTTTTTCTCTAATAGAAATATATCCTGCACAATTATCAGGACAATAACGATTTTCATCACAGAATCCACAATCGTTCGCTTTAATGTATTTACAAGTAATGTTTGAATTAGGCATCTTGTTCTCCTTTTATATATTCCATAGTATCCACTAATACTACCCTTATTCCAGTATTCCTAAAAACAAATAACGCTTTATTATATTCATTCTCATTTCTAGCAATATAGGTTTTATTAGAATCAAGTAAACTATTATCTACCATTTATAATCCCAAGTCACTTAATGACCATCCCTCCCCACTACTATCAAATACTTGATTTACATTTGACCAAATATATTCAGAACCATATCTTAATGCTGCTATTCCATCATCATTTATTTCTACATAATCCTCTGTAACATTCCCATCTTTGTCTTCTTTACGTTTGAATGAAGCAATTTCACTTGCTATTTCAGGACATTTATTCCCATCTATATATACTTTTATTCCTGCTAAATATTCAATTCCAAATCGTAATGAGCCATCTCCTTTTTTTGCTGGTTCAACTTTATAACCTTTTTCATTCCATTCTTTTATTTTATCAGGGTTAGCAGAATCAGCCGTCATATACATTTCATATAATTTATCACCAAAATAATTTTCAGCATCTTCTATAAATTGAGCATTAGTTCTATTCTTTTCATGTAATTCATCAAATACATATAAGGCAATTTCCTTTTCATTGTTGTGGTCTTGTTGGAATCCAGCTCGCTCTATTGCTTGCGCGTGAACATAACCAAAATCTAATCCCTGGAATACATTTTCAAGATTATCTTCTATATATGGGAAGTTTTCATTTATAATCTCATAATTAGTAAATACAACGTTTCCATAAACTCCCCATTGTCCTAATACATAAACATCACGGAAATACTTATCAGTTATTTGCTCTAATCTTTTCTTTGTATCTTCATCTAAATGCTCATTATGTAAATATGTAGAATGATGGGTAACACAATCATTTTCTTTCCTGTCAAAGAATCGTTTCTTTATCCAATGCTTTATAGAAATAGGATTCAATGTTAATGTAATTGTTTTCTTATATAATGTTTCACCACGAAGTCGTAAATCTAATTGGTTGAAATCTGATTCTGATATTTCTGAAGCTTCTTCAACCCATATATCTGTAATTCCATGAATTGATTTTAGTTTTTCTACATCATCAAGGCCCGTAAATATAATTTGATTCCCATTAGCTAAACAAGTTATTAATAATTCAGAACTATTATATTTGAAAAGCTCTCGCATATTAGAATCATTGATTATACTTACCATTAAATCAAATACAGAATGCCTAAGTGTCTTTGCTACTTTCCTTACAACTAATACCTTATGGCCTTTTTCTCTAATGCAACGATAAATATATTTTTGGCCTGTTGAATATGATTTTGAACTAGAGGCCCCACCTACAAGAACCTGGATACGGCTTTTATCTTTGAATAGAGGTATAAAATGAGTATTTATCTTTTTACCAAAGCCGCGAAGATCAATTGTAGACGAAGATATATCATACATTTAGAATTTATATCCTTTATCTATTCCGTGTCCGCAACAAGCATTTTCAATTCCTTTAATATGTCCTAAACAAGCATCTTCTCCATTTTCTAAGGGCATTTTATTACATCTTTTACATGGTTTAGAATTATTAAATATAGAACCATCATCATAGTACCATTTATTGTTTTTATAAATTATTTTATTGCCACGAGAATAACTTATAATCATTCTTTATCCTCTAGTATTTCATCAGGAATAACTTTGTATTCCATTTTGCCAGAATGTTCAATATCTACCTTATTCTTCCAACGTTGAGAATTCCTATTCCATAACCATTCTTTTATTGCTCCTAAATTAGGTTCTACTCTTTCAATTATTGGTACTTGTTCCCAATCTGAACCATTTTT